GCAGATGGCAGCTAGAATATCTGGGCTTAACAGGGGAGATTTAGGAATTGTATTCGCTAGACCAGAGGTAGGTAAAACTACCTTCTGCTGTTTTCTTGTAGCTGAATACGTTCGACAAGGACACTCTGTTTTTTATTGGGCTAATGAAGAAAGAGCCTCTAAAATAAAGTTACGGATCATAACATCTTACTTGAAGAAATCTGTACAAGATGTTGAATCTGATATAGAAAATTCTATTGAAAGCTGGTCTAAATCAAAAGATAATTTAGTAGTTTTTGATTCGGTAGGTACTTCAATTGAAGAGGTAGATTCTTATTGTGGGCTGAATAAACCAGCTATTGTAATAATAGATCAACTTGACAAAATGAAAATCTTAGGGCAGTTTGGTAGAGGTGATGAGAGGTTAAAGGCTCTCTACGGTTACGCCAGGGAGATAGCAAAGAGAAATGACTGCTTGGTGTGGGCTGTATCACAGGCTGGTTATGAAGCTGAAGGTAATCAAATCATAGATTATTCCATGTTAGATGGTTCTAAAACTGGCAAAGCTGGTGAAGCTGATATAATATTAGGAATTGGTAAAAATCTTGACGATGAAGATACTACAAGATTTGTAAATATCAGTAAGAACAAAATAAATGGGTTTCATGGTTTTATAACTGTAGATATAAACAAAGATGTAGGTAGGTACTATGATAGTAACGATTGATGTCGAGACTACATTTGTTGTTAAAGAAAATGGTGCATTTGATCCTTCTCCTTATTTATCTGGTAATTATCTAGTAGGAGTGGGGTATATGACTGTACCTTATATACCTATGGAAAAGTTTTTTGCTGGAAGTAATATTCTAGCAAAACCTGAGTTTATTACTATTTACCATGAAGAACTTCACGAAGATTATATACCTATGGTAGATAAGTTCAAGTGTATACAGAAAGTATTAGATGATGCTGATATTTTAATAGGTCATAATATAAAATTTGATCTATCCTATCTTTTAAATTGTGGATTTAAATACACAGGAAGTGTATATGATACGATGGTATGTGAGTATATTTTAGCTAGAGGTATGAAAAGAGGATTATCTTTAGAAGATAGTTGTAAGAGGCGCGATATAGAAATGCCTGAAAAATTTATAATGAAAAAATATACAGATCAAGGAAAGAATGTAAATGAGTTTCCTCTTCAAGAATTGTGTATGTATTGTAAGGGTGATGTTATAGCTAGTTTTGAACTAGCAAAAAAGCAGGTAGAAATACTAGGAGGTACTTTAGGTGACTTTGTTACATACAGCTAAACTGTCTATGGACATGACCAGGGTTCTTACAGATATAGAACTGTCTGGTATTAAAATAGATACTGCAGCTTTAAAAGAACTAAAAGATAGTTATACTTCTAGAATTGAAGAGCTATTAGAAGTTTTAAATCTAGCTGCTAAAAAGGCTATGGGAGATACACCAGTTAATTTAGATTCTCCTGCAGATAGGTCTTTACTGTTTTATTCTAGAAAAGTTAATGATAAAAAGAGGTGGGCCTCTCTATTTAACATAGGCACTACAATGAATGAACGAGGTTCTAGAAAGAAGAAGAAAAGAACTGAATTCAACAGAGGAGATTTTAGTAGAACTTATCAATCTAATACTACACAGGTGTACAAAACTACAGCTAGTAAATGCACTTTGTGTGATGGTTTTGGTAAAACTTCCAAACGCAAGAAAGATGGTACTTATTCTAAAGTTAGGTATATCTGTAAGCGGTGTGATGGTTGTAGAATTATCTATACTAACAATTTAGAAACTGCGGGATTTTCCCTCAAGCCGTTAACAGCGCTAGATTGTACAGCGCATGGATTTAAAACAGATTCTACTACTTTAAATAATTATTTAACTTCTGATATAAACAGTACGGCAAAAGCATACATTCGGGCTTACTGTGAGTATTCTTCAATAAAAACCTATCTTAGAACTTTTGTTGAAGGTATAGAGCGGGCTGTTACAAAGAAAGATTTTATACATCCTAATTTTATGCAATGTGTAACAGCTACAGGCAGACTTTCCTCTCGCAGTCCTAATTTTCAAAATATGCCTAGGGCTAATACTTTTCCAGTTAGAAAAACTATCATATCGAGGTGGTCTGATGGATTTATACTTGAAGGAGATTACAAGCAACTTGAATTTAGGGTGGCTGGTTTTTTATCAGATGATAGTACAGTTTATAAAGAAGTTGAAGAGGGGTTTGACGTTCATAATTTCACTGCTAAAATGATGGATGTAACACGCCAAGAAGCTAAAGCACACACCTTTAAGCCTTTGTATGGTGGTGTATCAGGTACGGACAAGCAGAGGAATTACTATCGTGCTTTTAAAAATAAATACATAGGTATTACCCACTGGCATGATGCTCTGGCAGAGGAAGCTATAGCTAGAAAGAAAATAACCTTACCTTCAGGTAGAGAATATCTATTTCCTAATGTTCGTAGAACCCGTTGGGGAGGAGTTACTTCAGGCACTTCTATTAAAAACTATCCTGTACAAGGTTTTGCTACTGCTGATCTTTTGCCGATAGCTCTGGTTTATACAAGTAAACTTTTACAAGAAAATAAAATGCAGTCTGTCATCTGTAATACAGTACACGATAGTATAGTTTTAGATGTACACCCTGAAGAAAAAGATTTAGCTATTGACATACTAAGTAAAAGTATGTTATCGTTGTTTGATGAATGTAAAAAACGATATAATATTATCTATTCAATGCCAATTGGTATAGAATTAAAGATTGGAAAAAACTGGCTTGACTTAGAGCCTATTTTAGAATTAGAATGGAAACCTGAAACTTCAAAGGAGTACAAGTATGAACCAACTAATAGCTCTGAACGACAGCCAAGATTTATCTGATATCATTCAGAAGGGGTCTGAAAAAGATCTACAGAAACTTTTAGGCTCGGATGATTTTACATCAGAATCCAAGTTAGCACGGTTATCTATAAATCATGCTACTGAAGATAACGATGAAAACACTCTGCCAAGAGGTCACTACCGTCTGTACGATCCTGAAAGCAGAAACACTGTCTTTGCTAAAGATGTAAAATTCAGGCCGTTTGTTCGTACATATATGTATAACGTATGGGACAATGAACAAAATCAATTTAGTTGTCGCACTGTTCAGCGTAAGAGCATGGGAGATCCTTTCCATGACACGAGTGGTGGTGAAAAGTGCGGGCGATTGAGCAAGGAAGAGCAAAATGCACTTCCAAATGATTCTGCCATTTTAATCCAACAGAAAAATATCAAGTGCGTACAAGTTATCTATGGCTTGGCTACTATCGAAGGCAAGAACGCTACTAAGGAAGATTATACCCTGGAAAATACTCCTACTGTTTGGTATGTAAAAGGGGCTAGTTTCATTCCGATATCAGATTGGTTCAAGTCTATCGACAAGGAAAAGAAGCTATACGCAACTACTGTTGGTAAGCTAGAAACTATCAAGCAGAAGAGAGGCGGTAATCAGTTCTGGACTTCCAGGGCTACTACAATAGAAACAAAAGATTTTTCTAAAAAGGATCGAGGTCTTTTAGAATCCTTTATAGGAGAGATTAGGAGCCATAATTCTGATATTATGGAAAAGCACCGCGAAGCTAAGAAGACAGATGATGAAGGTGTTGAACTTCTAGATACACTAGATTTATCTGCTTGATGGACATAACTCTTGATCTAGTCAAGGATTATTTGTCTAAGATAAGTCGGGGAGAAGCCAAACTCTCCCCGGCTATTCTTCGCGAGTTTAAGAAGTCTTGTGGAGATTCCCTTGAAAAACAATTTACCAAGCAAGAATGGCGTTTACGCATGTCAGGCGTGGGCAAGCCCCTGTGTCAACAGCAGCTTGGCAAGGAGGGAATAGAAGAAGAATTAGATTATTCTACAATTATGAGATTTATATTTGGTAATTTAATAGAGGCTGTAGCTATTGCTATTTTAAAAGGTGCTGGTGTACAAGTCTCTGATGAACAAAAAAGAGTATCAGCAGAAGTTGCAGGTAAAACTATTTCTGGTTCTATGGATTTAAAAATAAAAGATTTAACAGGTGTTAAAAACATATGGGATGTAAAGTCTGCAAGTCCCTATTCTTTCGATAGAAAATTTGGTGAATTCGGGGGATATTCTGCTTTAAAACAAGACGATCCTTTCGGTTATATAGCGCAGGGGCTGATGTACGAGCATGCTGATGGGGATAAATTTGGCGGGTGGATAGCTATCAATAAATCGACTGGAGAATGGGCTGTATGTGCAGTACCAGATGATATAGAAGAGGATAAGAAAGAAGTTATAGATTCTGTTAATATGAAAATATCTATGCTAGAAGATGAAAATACTAAGTTTAGAAAATTTCCAGATAAAATTGAATTACACAAAGAAAAAGGAAATGAAATAGAAACGGGCAATAGGTTGATGCACCCTACTTGTTCTATGTGTGGTTATAAAAAACACTGCTGGCCTAAAGCTATTTTACATAAGAAAGTAGCAGGAAGTAATTATAGAAAACCATTTGTGTGGTACACCAAGCTGGTTAACAGAGAATTACAGTGATGCCCATAATAAGTTTAGTAGATTTCTCTAAAAGAGATGTTATAATAAATTTAACAACTATGTTTGTTGTACCTGCTACAGACAAGGGTATTTTCTTTTTTAATCAAAATAATGTTGTAGGTTTAAGAGTTAAGCACGCCCCTTCAGAAGAAGAAGATGCGTATTGGACTGATAAAACTTATCAAGAAAATATCGAGAAAATAGATCAGGATATTGAATTTATAAAAGAGCATCTTAATAATAGTGGTTTGGTTGTTTTGTACGAAATGGAAATCTTTAATGAAATTAATGCTATGGAAAAGTATGCTCCTAAAACTGTAGATTATATATTTGAAATTTTACAGAGGCTAAAACAAAAATACTCACCGAAAGGTTTTTATAATGACCAAAAAGAAACATGGCTTTAGGAGCAACTTTGAGTTAGAATTTGCTGCTTATTTATATAATAATAACATTAAATTTTTATATGAGAAAGATAAAATTGAATATATTGTAGATCCTAAAACTTATTGCCCTGATTTTTATTTAGAAGATTATGACTTTTATATAGAAACAAAGGGTCATTTAATAACATCAGACAGGGTAAAACATTTATATATAAAGAAACAGCATCCTGAAATAGATATACGATTTATTTTTATAAACTCGAAGAAAAAGCTTTACAAAGGTAGTCCTACGACGTATGCTAAGTGGTGCGATAGACACTCATTTCTTTA